NAATCTTGACTGCGATACTGTCTTTAAGGGAGACACAATTAATATAGGATTTGGTAAAGGTTTTAGAACAACAGGAACATTAGTAGATGAGACTGCTCAGATTGAACCAAAAATAGCGATGTGGCTGATAGAGAATCTTGCAGATACAGCTTTTTGTAACATGTTTAATTCAACAGTGGGGCCTTGGGGGGGAACTCACCCATACTCAAAGTTGATGAAAGAGAATGAGGATAAGGTAATTGTCCTCGATTGGACGGAGAATCCAACACAAAATCAAGGACTTTATATTTCGAGAAAACCAGGAGAAATAGAGATATATGATATTAACTATTATCGTAAAAAGTATCCTGGTAAATTTGATAATATTCAACCAAATATTTCTTTTCCAGTACAAAAAGTGGCAGACACATATCCGTTTGTCGCCGATGGCGGGGTTAAGTATTGGGGTTGTAAAAGGAGTGTCTGGTTTGATGCTGATGTAAAAAGGCCAGGACGAACTAAAAGAGGCATAGCTCAGAATGTTCTTCGTATAGATACTGGTTCTACTGATATGTTTTTTGATTATGAGCTTATCAAGAATCTCCGAGATAATTTTACAAAACGCCCTGCTTATTTCGGCGAAGTTAAATATGATATTTCTAAATACAACACTTTAGATAACATTCACTGGGAACATGGGGGGGTTTCCAGTAAAGTTCAATGGTGGGGCGAGCTAACAAGAAATCGTCCTGACCAAACGCATAATTTTGTTGTAGGCTGTGATATTTCGAGAGGGACGGGAGCAAGTAATTCTGCTGCTGCTATTTATGATTCAAATTTGCAGAAACTTGTTGGTTTATATACTTCTCCTTATGTGGATATGGTAGATTTTGCTGACCAAGTTGTTGCTATATGCAAGTGGCTTGGTGGAACGAGACCAGCATTTTTAATCTGGGAAGCTAACGGAGCAGATGTTTTTGATAAACAAATAAAAAGGCGGGGATGGTATCGAGTATATATAAAGCGAGATGAAAGAGCCAAGCTTCCAAGATTGCAAAATAGACGTGGTTGGACAAGCACAGGCGGTGCTAATGGGACTAAACAAGACTTATTGATGAACTTTGAAGCTGCTTTACATGAGGGGTTGAATAAAGAAAAGCGATTTACTTCTATTACAGTACATGATGAGCAGCTAATAAATGAAATGGAAAGTTATATTTTTTATGAAGGAAGGATTGATGTTGGCCCAAGTGCTTTACAAACTGAGACAAGTGGGGCTAAGTATGCACATGGGGATAGAGTGATTGCTGCGGCTCTTTGTGTTTTAGGTGCTAAAAGTCAGTCTAAAGGAAAAATAAAGGTTATTAGAGAAGCTCCTGTTGGCTCAATGGCATATAGATTGAAAAAATATCGGGAAAATAAAAAAAAGAAAAGTAAGGAGTCACCCTACTTATTATGAATCAAGTAGAAAAAGTACAAGACCTTGCTAATACATGGTTTAAGAAAACGGAGAGAGTTCGTTCTAATAGATTTAATATGCTACGTCATGCCGCTAATGGGTGGTACACTGGTGATTTTAGCTCTGCTGGAAGGACGCCGCAGCCTATAAATTTAATAGATAGGGGTGTTCAAATTATTCTTCCGTATTTGGTAGTTCATAATCCGAGGGTGAAAATAACTCCTCGATTTGGGTTGCAAAATATAAATGTTCGTCCTTTTGCACTGACAATGGAATTAGCTTTAACGCACTTATTTTCAGAAATAAATTTTGCTCAAAGAACTTTACGCCCTGTTGTGATTGATTCTTTATTTGGTATGGGTATTACTCGGACAGGAATTGCTCATACACATACTCTCAGGTCGCCTGATTATTTAGAAGAGTATGGTCAACCTTATTGTGACCGTGTGGACTTTAACGACTATATAGGCGACATTGCTGCTCGGAATAAAGAGGAAATGCAAATTGAAGGTGATAGATTTCGTTTACCTTATAGTTATATTGCAGAGAGTGGGTTGTTTAGTAATTATGATAAATTGAGTGTTCTTTCTGGCATCGCAGATAGTACAGCAATAGAGCGAATTACCAAGCCTCAAGCAACTAAGACTGAGCTTTTTGACTTACATAAAATGGTTGAGCTTCAAAATATTTGGCTTCCGAGAGAGGGAATAGTTCAAGTCCTACCTTTAGATAATGAACAGGGTACTAAGCCTTTAATGGAGTTTGAATGGGATGGGCCAGAAACGGGGCCGTATGATACTTTAGCGTATAAACCTTTTGCCGATTCTATAATTCCAATACCTCCGGTTTATATTTGGATGGATATAAATAAAACAGTAAATATTATTGTAAAGAAAATGGAGCAAATGTGTGAACAGGAAAAGACTATTGGAGTTTATCAAAAAGGAGAGAATTTAGATGCTGAGGTGGTTAGAGATTCTAAACACGGAGGTTTGTATGGTTTAGAAAATCCTGAGACTGTGAAAGAGGTTACTTATGGTGGGTTTAATGACCAATCATTTCCGTTTTTGCAATGGTTAGACCACCAGTTTGCTGTAAGTTACTCTAATCTGTATGGCTTAGGAGGTCAGCAAGCTCAAGCAGAGACGCTGGGACAAGAGCAAATGCTATTGGCAAATGCTGGTAGAGCAATCCAGGATATGTCAATAGAATTTAGAAGGTTTGTGAAGTCTATTTCTTCTAAGCTGGCCTATTTTCTTTGGACTGACCCATTAAAGCAGATTCCAGTTATAAAGCGAGTGGCTGGGATTGAAATAGACACTACTTATTCTCAATCAGTCCAAGAAAATGATTTTTGGGATTACACTTTTGAGATTGAACCCTATTCGATGTCAGAAATGAATCCTGAAATAAAGAGTCAGAAATTAGTTCAAATTCTTACTGGTGTTATTATGCCACTTTTGCCCGAAGCTAAGATGCAAGGAACTACATTAAATGTAGCTGCTTTGGTAAACGATTTGGCACAACAGTTAGGGTTTAATGATATTTCTCACTGGTGGCAAACAGCGGTTCCAACTGAGCAAGAGAATCCCTACAGCCCTGAACAAGCCCAGATTACACCTAATAAGTCTGCACAGGCAAATGATTCGATGGGGGCTGATTTAACTTCAAGATTAGCAAACTCGCAGCAATTTCAGTCCAGTGATAGGGCTGGGAAGTCGAGTCCTCCAAATAAAAAGGCGAAATGATGACTAAAAAAACAATTTGTTATGGGTTGTCAATAATTTTAATGTGGGTAGCGATTGTGATTTTTCTTCTCGACTTAGTGCCAAGTTCTAATTCACAGCCCTGTGTTGTTAAATTACAAGTTGAAGGTTTATATGGAGAGAGTTGGCAAGGGAGTGGAGTTTTTGTTGCTGATGATTTGATTTTAACTGCTGGGCATATGGTTGAAGATGCTAATAAGATAATAGTTACTTGGCCTTGTGGTTATAATTCATCTATGGAAATCGAGAAAGAAGAACTAACTTATTGGGGTTGGTGGAAAAGTGGGTTTTTATCAATAATTGGTATTGAAATATTGCCACAATACAAGCCTTATGTGGTAAGTTGGTATCAAGAAGACTCCACTTTAACTGATTTGGGATTTATTTATATTAAAACATCTGAAATAGAACCAATAGCATCTTTTGATGACGCTGTAATAGGAGAAACAGTCACGGCTATCGGTAATCCATATGGGCATTTTCCAGTAGTGACGCAAGGAATAATTTCTGCTATTGGTATGAAAGATACTTTTGTTGGTGGTAAAAATGTTTTTATTACTGACTGTCCCCTTGTTCCAGGTAATTCAGGCTGTCCAATTTTTGACAAAGATAATAATATTTTGGGGATTCATTCTTGGCATTATCTAAATGAAGAGGGAATGAATTTTTGTGTTCCTGCAAAAATATGTGAATTATCTTTAGCGAAGTATTATGCGATTCAAGCACTTTGGGAGGCGGAGTAATGCCCTTAACTACAAAAGGTAAAAAAATAATTGCAGCGATGAAAAAACAATATGGCCCAAAAAAGGGCAAGGAAGTTTTTTATGCAAGTCAGAAGAAAGGAACTATAAAAGGTACGCATTTTGGACAACTAAAACATTTGAAAAAGAAAAAGAGATGAAAATAAAGAAGAAATTTGGCGACAAAATTTATATTGAGTGGGTTGATGCTTATGAAAAGCCAGGTTGGAGAACATTTGAAAGTGCTTGTAAAATAGACAATGAACTTTTTTGTAGAACTAATACTTTTTTTCTTGAACAAAAAGATGGGTTTATAAAAGTAGCTCATACCATTGGTAAAACAAAAAAGAATGACATGCTTGGTGTTTTATTAATCCCTGAAAAATGGGTGTTAAAAATAAGGTAAAAGGGGATAAAGAATGGCGGCTGAAGTTAATGTTCGTTGGACGATTGAGGCTTCTGGATTAGATACTGATATAGATGAGTTGAGAGATAGTTATACAGATAGTAGAACTCCTACAGATATTTTTGCTATAAAACCAGTTATTAGTACGACTGCTAATTTGATTTCTACAATTACGAATGTACCATCTTCTGCGATAATTGGATTGGGATTAAAGGCAAGGGGAGATACAGTATTTTTTAATACTATTTCTACCAATATTTCTACGGCAGGTCAGGCTGTTCCAGAAAATCAAGGAATAATAAATAGCTTTATTTCAAGTAATAGCTGTAAACTGGCATTAAAAGGGAATGCTGCCGACGCTGCGGTTACTTTACTTTTTTGGGTGGTGGTTACATAATGATTTTTCAGTGTATGTTGTGTTCGTTTCAGAGCGAAGGAAGCGAGAGTAAATGTCCTAAACACGGTACTCTTCGATACAGATTATGTCATGGAAAGTTAAAACACTATAATAGAATAAATATTGATGGCCCTTCAAGGGGAAATGGCAGATGGTCAAAAAGCATGGGCTGTGCCCCAAAAGAAATTCCTGAATTTGAACGTATATTTCCAGGTTCGTCATATCATCCTGAAACTGGAGATTTGTTTATTAAGAACCGACAGCATAAGAAATTTGAAATGAAAAGACGGGGTTGGAATGAGCTTGATTGAATTAGTTTGTTCTAAATGTAAAAAGAAAAAGGGTAGTTCGGGATTTACTCCTCGTAAGATTGCTCGTGGTTTTAGTTATGTTTGTAAATCCTGTAAAAATGAACAGAATAAAATACGTTGGAAACAGATGTCTTTGGAAAAAAGACGTAAAAAAGCAAAGACAACTTCATTGAAAAGTTTGTATGGATTAACTTTAGAAGAATATAATCAGATGTTTGTTAAACAGAAAGGATGCTGTGCAATATGTGGAAAGCATCAATCAGAATGTTTGCGAAGTTTAAGCGTTGACCATAGTCATAAAACTAGTAAAATAAGAAAATTATTATGTAATCATTGTAATAGAGGATTGGGGTTGCTCGGAGATAGTTCTGATACTTTATTAAAAGCTTATAATTACTTAAAGTCTTTAGGAGATTGAAAATGACAAATCAGAATGAACCAATAAATGATGAACCTATTGTAGATACCACGACTGAACCAACGCCAACAGCTACGCCCGAACCAGAAAAGAAATCTGTTTTGAGTGTTTTTAAGGAAAAGTTTAGTAAGATAGTTGGTGGGGATGAACCAGAAAAACCTCCCGAAGAGGCTGAACCAACAGAGGAATTTACTGTTCCTGATGAGTTGTATAAAGTAGGAAAACAGTCTAATTTTTCTGATGAAGAAATAACCGAGCTTCATAAAAACAATCCAAAGTTTTTACAGGCACTCTTGACAGTTTCTAAAAATTCGGTAAAGCCAGTGGTTCAACCTGAACCGCTTAAGCCCGCTGAACCTGTGAAACCTGACAAGTTAAACAAACTTGATGTGAAAGTAGATGCTTTGGGAGAAGAAGCTCGGAAACCGATAGAACAAGTGCTGGAAGCTTATAATGGTCTGGTAGAAAAGTTTAATGCACAGGCTGATAAGATAACTGAATTGGAACAGCACGATACCGAAACTAGCAAGAAGGAGGCAGAAGAGCATACCGCAAGAATAGATTCTTACTTTGACTCTGTTACTGAGTTTGTGCCTGATGTTGGTGAGACTAAAACTTTATCTGAGGATAATATTAAGTCTCGCTTAGAAATCTATGGCATAGCTGAGATACTGAGCAAAAGTCGAGGCACTTCTGTTCAAGATGCTCTT